AGAATTTGTTGATGAACTTATAAATTCTTGTATTTTGGTTTCGTTTGTAAGTGTTACTGCAGGTTGAGTAAATTTTTCATTCAGAACTTCTGAATTCAAAAACTCGAAACTAGAATTATTTATTGTGTTCTTGATATATTTTGTATTAAAGATACCACGTATAAAATTCTGCCAACTTTCACCAGTACCATTATTCGAAAATTGTCTCAGTAATTGTTCAAAATTACCAGAGTTAATAGTGTAATTTTTTAATTTATCTACAATAAATGGAGCACCACTATTAACCCCATTTTTGATATTAGTTTTTTCACATTCAGAAATTATTTTAATCATCGGGTCAGTAAAACTCGGAGCATCTTCTGCTCTGCTAAGTTTAGAATAATTTACTAAATAGATAATTCTCTCATATATTTCGTAGAAGAATTTTACTTCTTCTTTGTTTGAAAAGACATAATTACCAATTGGAAATTCAATACCATTTAATGAAACCCTTTTAACCTCCGTAACTTCATTATTGTTGTTTTGTTCGGCTGGAGGACTTTTTCTTTCAGTAAAACCTTTGATAAATTCTTCCACGAATTCAATTTCAGGCCATACATCCAAAAGATAACCTTTGGTTTTGGAGATTACTGATGAGTCACCAGGATATCTTAATTCATATTTTTCGTGACCATTTTCACCAGTTGTTTCTTCTATGTATTGTGGCCAAGGGTAAATTGGCGTATTTGCGACATCTCCATTATTGAAAGTTTCTTGTGATGCACCCGCAGTTTGTGTGTTAAGTACAATTTGTTTTCTTATATTATTATCACTTAATTCCCAAGCTTTTGTATGAACATCATCCATCATTCTCAAGAATGCTTCACCACTTGCAAAAATTACAGCTAAGATGTTTCTTATGTTTGGAATGAATCCAATACCTTCACTTTTATTTTCTAATAGGTTTGTTAACGCTTCTGTTAGTTGTTGTTCAATTTGTTCTCTAACAACTTTCAAATCCCTACCCATTTTTTCAGTTAAATCTATAAATGAATTAGGTCCTTCAAAAACGTAAAAATTAGTTACCGGTATTTGTGTACCACTCTTTGTTGTTACTTGTGATGTATTAAATGTAAAAGCTTCAGCCAATTCTTTTTGAAATTGAGCTAATTGGTCTGCATTTGGTTCTGTACCTTTTCTTTGGATATAAGTTTGTTTTACATTTACATTAGAATAATTAATAGTAACACCAAACACATTTGTTGTTATTGGATTTGATATAGTTGAATTGAATACTTTACCATCTATTTTGTAAGAACCTTTTTCTCCCACAGTTGGATTACTATTCAACTTCGCATTAAACTCTCTAACCAACCCATCCAACTCAGAAATTGCGGCCTGTCTTAATTCAGTTGTGTTAAGTTCTTTTTTGAATGTGAATACCTTAGTTTGATTATTATCATTTTTGATAAAAAAGTTATTTTTATCCATATATTTGTTAAACCAAGAAATTCTACCCGCAGTATAATAATAAATTATACCTTGATATTCAGACAATCCCTTCTGATAATCGTCACAACCTGAAATTGGTTCTAAGTTTTGTTTGGTAAACGTATCTAATTTGTTTTTGATAAAGTTGTCCAAACTTTCTTTTAACTGAACTAAAGTTAATTCGGGTAAATCTTCAGGAATTAGTCCTTTCGATTTGTATTCACTATATAATTCCTTTATTTTTTGATATCCTCTTTCAGTTATTGTTTCATTAACTCTCACTAATGTTGAAGGTCCACCACTACTTGATTGTCTTGAAATTCTCGTCTTATACATATGAGGGGCAGCAATCAAAGCGGCCATAGTTAACTCACTTAGTATTGTGTACTTGTATGTATAAAACATTAAATCAATTTTGAAATTACCACTATCAGGTTGGTATCTTGCATTGAACTTCTGTAACATAAGTCCTAATCTTACAGCCTTTCCATAATAACCTTTGATTGTTAAATAAAATAAAGGATAAGGTAAGTTGAAAAATGCGGCATATGGAGAATTATCTCCAGACTCGAAAAGAGCTCTACCTTTTATGTCAACAAGTTCAATACTAATTGTTGGCATAAAAGATGTATTTTGACGAATATTAATTGATGTTATACCTAACAAACCATTATCTACAGAACCCGGTTTTCCACCTGATTGTATTGTTTGACGAATATAAAAATCATTATCCTTGTTTGGATTTTTAATTGATGTTTGTTTTGGTTGATTTACACCTTCACCAGTTATTGTTCCTTTACCAGTTATTTCATCAGTCCACGCTGTATCCAAAAATGTTTTTCCACCAGGTTTCAAAAAATTAATTCTGGCAACTGAAACAGTTTCGATTGCATCGTTTGGTGATACACCAACAGCAAGTTTAGTTCTTGGTAAAACATTACATTCCAAATTAGCATACATCACGAGATTTTCGTGTTGTACTAATCTTGGTTTAGCGTTACCATTTTCATCGATAATTTTATTCGGGTCAATGACAATAATGTTGTTATAGTCAAATTCCACTAAAATATTTTCTTGTTTATCTACCATAATAGAAAAGATAGTCGTCCAGTTGATTTTTATAGTCTTGTAATGAAGCTACTAAAGGATATGGAATTGTCAATATAGAACCATCAGGTATGACCCATTCATTACCACTATATTGTGGATTAGCTTGCATAATCAACCAACCGAAGAGTGGTGAACCATAGTATTGTTGTGATACCTTGTCCATTCTAGACATTCCAACTTTATAAATATACTTTTTGTCAGTACTTTTCGAAGGTAATGTTATGTAAGGAACTACAGTTTGTTCACCATTTATTACAAAATCCTTATATCTGTTATAGTTTTGTCTTGCCATATAAATTAACCATTAAATGTTATTTTACCATCGAAGGTAGTTTTATCGGTGTTAACATTAACCGTTTTATATAAGTTTTGTATTTTACTCTCTTGTGCAGTTAAATCTACTGCAGTTGTGTAATTAAATTTCCTTGGTTTACCCGCGTTATACATGATATCGTCTAATCCATCTAACAAGTCTTTGAATTTTTTGTCCTTTCTCAAATCCTTAAATATCTTTTCTTCCTTGTTCAATTCTTTAGAATAATCACCATCTAAATCATTAACAATTTTTTCAAATTTATTTATTAAACTTACCGGTGATTTCCAAGTCTTCAATTCTTCACCTTTGATAATACTATCTATAAATTGTTTCTTTTTGTTTTTATCAGTAATGATTCTCGCCATCAACATATAAAACAATTTATCTGATTTGGATTTTAATAAATTTTCATCTAAAACTCTAAAGTCACCATCACTATAAGTTTCTCTAAATGCTACATAAAAATTATATAGTATTGTGTTGAATCCAACTGGGTTATCTTCGAAAGCTCGTACTATTCTTATATAGTCATCAGTAAGTTCAGTAAATGTATCACCAGTACTAAGTAAAGTTGGTGAAATTTGATACATTCTTGGTTTATTAGTTTCTAATATTTTTCCATCTAACTTATCTGTAACCACATTCAATTTTCTAATTATTTGAATGTAAGTTTGTTGAATAGTAGATAGTTCTTGAACATTCGTTGCAATTCCTGAAGAAAAATCAACTTTCAAATCTTGGATGTATTTTTTCAGATTTTCTTTTACTAATGGTATTGGTGTTTTTTCATTTTTATAGATTTTACTTAATCTATCAATAATCACATTCGTGCCACTATCAATATCAGACAAAACTTGAGTAAATGCGTTATCTACTAATTTTTCGAAGTCGGATTTTCCATAAATTCGAATTGTTTGTGTGTTATTATTTCCTAAATTAATAGTTCCATTTTGATAATTTCTATTAGTATCCAATAACTGAACAACACCATAGTTGTATGAGTTATTTATACTTTCTAACTTGTTAGTTACTGTTTCAAAATAAGTTTTGGTTTCAGTTAATAACTGATCCATTATAGTAGCATAGGATGTTTCACCTGTTTGTCCACCAGTAACTGGTATGTTAGTAACAATACTTCCAATTGTATCACCACCAGGATTTGGTTGTGGTGGGGTTGCTTGATTAGTTGTGACTGTTGGTTGATTCAACTCTAATGCTTGGATAATTTCGTTGTCTATTTTTGAAGTGTCTTCAGTTGCTGTTGCTCTCTCATCATAAACTTCTGTGTTAGCATAGAAATTGAAAGATAACGCATTTTGTAATTCTTCAACAGGTTTAGCTAATCCCATACCACCGATTATGTTGAAATCCAAACTAACCGAAACAATCATAGGTTGGATTCCAATACCTTCAGGATTCATATCAAAGGTTATTGGGTCATAAGTAAACGAAACACTATTAGGTACAATTTTAGTATGGTAAAAGTCTCCAATTCTTAAAACAAGGATTGGTGGAGCACCAAATGCAGTATTCAATGAGTCATTGTATTTCGGTTTACCATCTGTCCCTATAATTGGAATTGTTTCACCAGGTCTTACACATTGATTCAAGAAAGTTATTCGTGAATTTAATCCTTCAGGGGTCATTGAGTGGAAAGCAGGATTAAAATATTTGATTTTTTCCTTGAAAGAAGCATACACCATAGGTGCTTCCTTTTCAATTAATTCAAAGTAGTCACACTCACTCAATAAGTTTCTAAGTATTTTTTTTCCTATTCCTTCCTTCAATTTTTTCTGAACATCAACTGTTGGTTGAATTCTTGGTATCGGTTTGAGTTGTACTTGTGGTTCAACCTCTTTGTTTCCAGCACCAGTTTCATTATTAACTGGTTGTGGTTGAATTGTTACATTTATACTTTCAATTCTAACTCTTCTACAAGCCATTGCATTTACAGAATATATCTGTGATGATGTTGTAACAACACCCGTACCTCCAGTTATATTCTCAGTACAATTAACTGAAAATCCATAATCACCAGTTTCACCTTTGGGAATCGAGATAGTTTCTCCAGCAAATGAGGTTTGTTTCACAATGAATTGTTTGTTATCAATAAATTTTTTCAGATTCGCATCACCGATTGTGTATGTCTCAAAAAATTTAAGAACTGAATCAACCCTCCTTTTTGATAAGTCAACATTGTAAGCCGCACTACCCGGTGCCGAAGCTGATCCAATCATATTTAATGTTACTTGATTTTTGGGATTTTCAGACAAAACTTGAAATATTTTCGTTACGAAATTTCCTTCTTTAACCGCGATTTTTTCATAGTTAGGTTTTATTACAGTGTTAAAAAAATCAGTTGTTTTGGTAGCACGACTACAATAATCAGTATTACTAATTGTAGAACCATCTGCTGTTGGTATTGTTCCATTTTTTTTACAAAACACAGATGAGGGGTTGAATGTGCTATCAGAATTTTTTTGATATTGTGTTATGAAACTTGGTGCCGTATATGCCGCATAAGTTGTTTGGTAGGGTACTGATGAAACTACCCCACTATTTGGCCCTGGTATATTGTCAAAAAAATAAAAAGCAATCCCATTGAAGGTATTTTGAATTTCCGCAATTCTCGGGTCATCAGTTTGTCTAGTTGTATCAGGATTTTTAGCACCAGTTGTATTTCCTTCTTCATTACCAGTATCACTTTCTTTTGGGATTTCAGCAACAACTTTTTGATATTCCTCACCAGTCAATCTTGGATTGTTTAAGATTTCTTGATATGTGTATAAATCAGATAATGGAATTGTATTAAATTTTTTAGCTAACTCATAGATATCATATTTTACACAACCCGCAAAAAAAGAATCCATAATAGAATTAATTTTAGGATTATCAATTCCTTTGAGTTGTTTATCAACCAAAATATTGAGTACGGAAGGATGGTCTACAATTATTTTCCAAGAAATATTTCCCTTTCTACTCGTTTCTTTATAGGTATAAATCGGTTCGGGTCTACCAAGAAAACTTGTTGCATTAAATGAGGCCGAACTTGAATCATTAAACTTCAAATCGTAAGGAGGAAACCACATCACTCTACCACCATTAGGTCCTTTTTCACAAACAGGCAAATCATCATAAGTGTAACCTGGCCTACTTGAAGTTCTCCATGCTAAATTTTCAATAGAAAACATATATTTTTTGGCAACTAAGTTACCTTTTGCATCTCTTTTGATGTTAGTTGAACCTTCACCTTTAATTGGTGCTATGTTCAAATTAAATGTGTTGTCAAAAACTGAATTACTAAATCTTCTACCTGATGTTGTTATACCATCAGTTTTTTGTAAATCATTATAGGTGTAATATGGTGTATCTTTAGCAAAAATTCTACAATACTCGATACCTCTTTCTTGACCAGTTGTATTATCAACGTAAGATAATACTTTAGAACCTTTAGTTATTTCTTTATATCCATCGTTGAACACTTTACTAACCTGATTAATTGCATTACCAACGTGTTTCAATTTTGCAATACCAGCAACATTGTCTGCAGAATCAATTAATCTCTGTGTTTGGTCTAATATCGAACTTTGTTTGAAAGTTAGGTTGGTTGATTCGTTTTTAAGATACTGTGAGGTAATTTGATTAAATTCCCCATCAATCGAACCAATACCACCACCCTCGGTTGCCTTATAACCAGCTGCACCTTTGTATTTTGGTGATGTCCAAATAAATTGTCCATCAATACCTCCATCATCTGAAAAAGATTTTCCACCCAAACCAAAGTTTATCTGTTCTTGGTTACCTTCATAAAGAATACCAAGTTCTGACGGACCATAAACCGGTGCTTGTACTTGTTTACCAAATGGGTCAACAGGTAATTGATTAGGTGGGGAGGTAATAGTTGATGGTTCAGCATTTCTAGAACCAACATAATAACCCCCAACTAAAGTACCATTATCAGGATTGATAGCATTTGCAATCAAATTGACTACTGCTTGACCAATACCTAATATACCACCAAAATTTCTGTCATATGATGGTTGGTATCTATTATAACTTATACTTCTAAATAAAACTGAACGTTGTCCGTTTCCAGTGTTAGCCAAAAATAGTTCAGAGGGATTCCTTGTTTTGTTTAATATCGGACCTAAGAAACCACCAGTCAACTGATTAACAACATTTAACGCACCACTTATCTGAGCGGAAGAACCAGCACTTGGTTCGACTTCATCAAAGTAATCCCCAGGAATTGTTGACAAAGGAAATATAGCCCCTGACAATCTTGTGATAAACTCAGCACCAGCAACTAAAGGATTTTCAGGTACTGTAATTCTGTAATTTTTATAAATCAAAGGTTCTTTTCCTGTCGCTAACAACGCAATTTCGAAAGGGTCAGTTAAGGCATCTAAATTAACTGTACCCACTGTTCTTTGGAAGATTTCAGTATCTATCCTTGCTTGTAAGGCATCTTTCAACGAAAGTGCACCAAGTTTGGCTATAAACGAATCTTGTGATAGTAATCCATCAGAACCAATTGGATTATTAGACAATAAAATTGCATAAGGGGAATATGATGATGGAATAAATGTTGGTGGATCCCAATAAGGTGTATATAGTTTGTTATTGTTTTGAATATTATCAATAACAACCATATTTTGAAAACCACCTACAGGTCCGAATCTATTTTCAATATATGCAGCATCTATGTAGAATTCGTTTACCAAATCCAAAACTGTATCGTTAGGATTGTATTCACCCTGATTTGGGTCAACTGGTAAATTATAGTTTACGATTGCTTGTTGATATCCATTGTTAGGTCCATATTCGTTCAGGGTTGCACTATCACTTACAAATGGATTATTTGCTATCAAATCATTAGGAGAATCAATCACATTAAAATTAGAAACAGAATATTCATAATTCTGTTGTCCTGATGGTGGTGTATATGCTCCTGGTATATTATAGGGTGTTAAGTTTCTACTTATCAAACTATTCCTAAAACTCGCACTATTAGCAAATGATAAAATACTATCTGACATTTTGATATTTTATTATAAATAGGTCTTATTAACTTTTACTTTTGAGAAGTTTTCTGTTTATCGGCTTCAGTTATCGCTTTAACAATTTCTTGACTGAATTTACCCTCTTCTATCATTTTCTTTATGTCCTCTTCTTTCATACCAGATGGGAATCCTGATAGTGTAACTTTTATCTCAATTGGGTTAGTAAATTTCATTTCTGTCGTGGTTGTTTCAGATGTTTTTGGTGATAACATTTCTTTTTTCAATTCTGTTGTTCCTGCAGTTGTTGCAGGACTTGCTGTAGTTTTAGTAATTTTTTCACTAGTTTTGAAAAAACTTTCACCTAAATTTTCACTTTTACCTACGAGTTCTCCAACTTTTGTAGTCAATGTAGACATCATATTTATTAACGGATTACTTGACTTCGATAAGTCATTGAATGCTAACTTTGCCCCATCTACAGCTTGTCCGAACGCACCCTTAAAATAATCCTCAGTACCTTTCTCAGCATTAGTTGCCGCAGCTAAAAAATCACCTTTTTGTAAATCTTTGATAAAATCTTGTGCAACCTTATCACCTGCTTCTCGCATACCAGTTACTTGTAGTTTTTCACCACTAAGTAGTTTTGGTAATGTGTTTGTTAATTCTATACTAGCTTGATTAGCTTGTTCTTGTGTTTGTGAACTTGCTACTGCAGCACCAAATCTGTTAGCAATGGCATTCACATTAGCTGCCATTCTTTCAGTTACAGTTAATTGACTTTTAGCTAAATCTTCTATTGATTTAGGTTTTGAATCTTCAACAAACTTTTTATAAAGTTCAGGTTGTTCTTCAAACAATTTCATCGCCTCATCCAACTTCAAATCCTTGTTGTCAACACGTAACATATACTCACCACCTTCACCCATTTCTGCCATATTAGCAACAAATTTCTTTTGGTCTTCAGAGAAAGTATCTGGGAAACGAATTTTTTGTAGTTTGTCATCCATTTCGGCCGCAGCTTTAGCCATCTTAGCAAAAGCTTCAGGTTGCATTCCCAACGCTGAAGCAACTTCTTGTAGTTGTCTTTTTGCACCTGGTGCTATTTGGAATGATTTAGTTTGTTCATTAAATTCAACAAACGTTTTACTCATTTCAGCAATTTGATTCTGTAATTCAGCTGGATCATTCTGAGCTAAATCCATCAATCTTAGTGGGTCTAATAAATCACCTTGAGCCATACCCAATCTTTGTAATGATGCCGCCATCTCAATAGCGCTTTCAGGTTCAAATGCCTTTTGCATAGTATTTGCAATATCATTAACACTAATTCTTAAACTTGTTGCTTGAGTCACCATTTTAGCTAATCCCTCAACACCACCAGCAAAATTATACTTGTCCATCAGTCCCATATTTTGGACTACTTGTTGTGAGACTACCTTTGCGTTAATACCTTGAGCATTTGCTGTATTAACAACCTTTTCCATATTTTGACCTATTTGATATACTGAAAATCCTGCATCCTTAAATGCGATTGTTAGTTGTTTAATACCAACACCAGTAACCTCGGTAGTTGCATATAATTTTTCGTAAGATTGACTCGTTAAAATTATATTACGATTTAAGCCTTCACCAACACCTTGTGCTATTGCCGCTACATTTTCTAGTTCACCACCCATCAGTTTGACACTTGTTACAGCATCAGCCATAGAGGCTTTCAACTCAACAATCCTATCTCTACCAGTACCGAACGATTTAAGGACATTAACTGCGGATGTTTCATACTCTTTTATTGTTTTATCTATTTGCGAAGCCATAAAATTGGTTGCAAATTGTCCAGCAATAGTTTCAGCATACTTACCGAAGGCCTTAAATATATCATCAAAATTTTTGTCGTCTGCCATTATTTTAACGTTTACTATAAATACACAAAAAGACTAATTTTTGGATTAGTCTTTCGGTGTGTTATATTCTATAATTGAATTAATTAAATATTTTCTTGCATAGGTTGGCATTATTAAGAAATCACTCCAAGATGTCATTAAGTACTTTGCCATTATGTAATAATCATCAAGAAGGTATTTTCTATGATTAGAAGAAAGGACGAAAAAATTCAACCCCAAAAGTAACATCGAAGGTTACTTTTTCTCCTGAAGGGGCTTGAAGTGTTTTGGTTAGTTCTAATGATGGTTGATTTTCTCTAATGAAATTTCTTATGTGTTTTGAATCTGCTATTGGTAAACTTTCTATTGTTAAAGCGATATTTGTTCTGTCAGTATCTCCATTCATCTCTTGAATCATTTTGTTCAATCTCCAAGTAATCTTTGGTGCTACTCTTCCTACAGGATATTGTTCAACCATTTTATCTAATTCAACAATTTCACCATATGTTAATGGTTTAACTTTTACTACCATACCAGTCTTAGGTAAAGTTGTTGTCAAAAATCCATTTTCATCTGGTTTTTCTTTTGTTTGTCTAATTTTTAATTCATCTAATAATAAATCAGCAACGAAAGGTCTGTTAGTGGTTGGGTCTGTTAATGTTACTTGGTATTCAGGACCGAAAGCAGTATTTCTCAAAAAAATTAAAATAGCTTCAATATCACCCTCCAACAATTCTTCGGGTCTTAAGTCTGGTTCGTATATTTTATTTCTTAATAAAGTTAATATAATATTAGCCCCATTCAATTGAGTTCCACTTGCCAAAAAATTTTCATCACTTGCGGTCAAATAACCAACTTTGATTGCTTTCTTTTTTGATTTATAGAAGATTCCTTGTGATGGTAGAGGTACTAAATCATGTGGGAGACTAAAATTCGCTTGTCCAATTTCTTCGATATTCATGTTAATTTTTTCTTACATAATAAAAAAAAAATCCCAAATGTACATAATACATTTGGGAAATATAAGTTATAGTATTTTTTTTAGTAAACTAAAATACAACGATCCATTCTTAAGTTAATACTGATATCAGCTATGGCATCTGTGTTGTAACCTAAAGAACCAAAGTCGGCACTTGTCATAAAACAACCTTCAAGAATCCATTTTTCTACTACTACACCAGTTGGGTCTAACATTTCCAAATCAACGTTTTTCTTGTAACCTGCAGCATAACCCATACGACCAGTTACTGATTCAGCACATAAACGAATCCATTCCATAATTGCTTGAGATGCAGAAGGTCCGATAGGGTCTCTTAATTTTACACCAATTTCATTCCATTCAAATCTACCAGCAACATATGTTGAAGTATTCAAGAAAGGTATTGCTACGGAATTAACTTTAATTGAGGGTCTTTTAGCAGTTTCAACAAACCACTCGTTAATACCCAAAGATGATGGAAACCTCATAATAAACCTATTCTGTCTTTTCGGTTCATAAGGTACCGGCATTTTCATCAATAAATCAGCCATATTTTATAATTTTTAATTTTTATTCTTTATTTATATAAATATCCTATTTCAATTTTTTTTCTATTTACTTTTATAAATAAAAAAATTATTATTCTAGAACTAGTACTAGTTAATTAATAATTATTTATTTAATTAAATTATAAATAATATTTCTTATTTTATTTTCTAGTTGTAATTCATTATCTGGTTTATAAAGTCTTTTCTTACCTCCATGTGTTGAATAAATTTTGATATCCTTCACACCTTTACTCATAGCTTGAATATTTCTTGGGTCATCATCTGAAAATCCTATCATAGGTACAAATTTATTACCGATTTCATTTTCTATTTTTTTGGATAGTCTAATGTTTAATTTGTCCGCTTGAGCTTGAACATATCTCTTAAATTCATTCATAGCTTGAATTTTAGCAATTTCAGGGTTTGTAGCAGAACCTTCACCGAAAGAAACTGGATAAAATCTACACATTTTCAGATATTTAATTATTTCAGTTTCCTTATCTTCTGGCGTTTCACCAGCATTTTCTCTCATTTTGACTAAAGAATTATATAATTCGTCAGAATCTATACCACCTCTATTTGAATCAATTAGTTTTTTAACACCTCTCATCAAAGTCATTGGATTGTGTCCCCTTGCTGTTATTATTGAAAACAACGAACCATTATTAATAGCTTCCACGAAATCAGGCCACGCAGCATCTACTGCAAGCTTTGCTGACATTACATCTTGTAAAAACTTTTTATCCCCATCAGTTTTGAAATCTCTGAATGGATTAGGTGCAAAATCAACTATGGTAAACCCATTATAATCAAAAGGTTTTTTTCCTATTTCAGTACGATATTCAGCAAATTCTTCTGTACCCATACCAACCTCTTCACCATCGTCATCCAATAAGTAAATCTTAGTTGGCATATACATCAAATTGTCATCCCAATCAAAAGCATAATACTTAACCGGAATTTCTCTTTCTTCTATTTCTCTTAAAATTCTTATTATGTTTGTTCTCATACTAATAAATATATCTTAATTAAAAAAAGGGGGGATTGTTGTCCCCCCTTTATGAATTACACATTTTATTAAATGTTTTCGAATGATGCACCTGTTGGAGTTATATAGAATGTAATATCTATGAATTCCAAAGATTTTGTTGGTTTGATGTAGATTTTACCAGTCAATTGGTTTCTATCTAAATCAGCAGGGTCAGAAGAAACTGTTACACGGAAATCATATAAACCTCTATCTCTTCTTATTGCATCCAAGATTGGATTAACCGCATCTAAGAAATCTTGTCTTACTTTAGCATCGTTTTGTTCAAACAATAATCTTACAGAAACTGCTGATATAAGTTTACGAGCTTGAAGTAACAATCTTCTTACATTAATTCTATCTAAAGCAGATTCTCTAACCTGAAGAGTTTTGTTACCCCAAATTACAGTTCCTACATCAGAGAAAGTTGCAATCGGATTGATTCTACCTTTGTATAAAGTATCTCTATCTTCTTGTGTTAGTTTCTTTCTTGCTTTAATTCCATTAACAATACCACGAGTATAACCCGCTGCAGCGAACCAAGGGAATGCTATATTATCAGTTAATGCCAAGTTTCTACAAACCTCAGCTGTTGGTGGGATATACAATTGTGTATTATTAACCGTATCTCTTGTTAACACCCAAGGGTAATAAGTTGCTGTATAGTTTGAGTCAATACCTGTTGTATCTAAGTTATCAACAGCTTCTGTAGGATAAATTAAATCCAAGTTGTCAGTAGTTGTTGGTACAAACATATTATAGTCAGGTGTAGTACATATGTAAATTGAGTCCGCTCTATCAAATTCAATCATTTCGATTGCTGATTCAACAAGATTAGAATGATTTATGTAATCAATACCTGGTGTTGTGAATACATTTATATTTACAGCTTCAGGGTTAGCAAAAGTTTGTTGACCTAACAAGTAAGCGTAGTAGTCAGTGTTAGCAAAGTCTTGTCTATTGTTACCAACAGTGATACGTTTGAAAGCACCGAAACCATCAGCTGTTGGGTATCTAATAGATGTACAAGCACCTTTCAAATAACCGCTTCCACCCAATCTAAATCTGTCAGTATTTGTTCTTGATTCTCTGTAAATGTCCCATCCATCAAAACCACCATTTACAAATAAAGTAAATTTACGTGCAAATAATCTGTAGTATGGATTTGATTCACTATCAGGATCTGTGATAAATGGTGCTGAACCAACTTGGAAAGCAGGTGTACCACTTGTTGTATAAATGTTAGGTATTGTAATAGCTGAAGCATTTATATCCATATGGAAACCTTGAGTTCTAAACGCCCAATTTTCACCTGAAGTATCATTACAAACATCTAAAGGAACTTGTTTACCTTTATAACCGAAGAAGTCAATATCGTATCCAAGTGTGTCTGATAAACCTAAATATGTTCTTCTTACATTGTCACCAGCACTTCTTGTTGCATCATCAGCACCTGAAGCCAATCCGAAAGGTGGGTTATAAATAACTTCACCAGGGAAATCGTACTTAGTTTTGTATATTGGGAATGGTGATTTAACTCCAGCATATTCTCTGAATGAATAACCTTCGAAACCACAAGGAAGAGCATCAATTGGAGCATCCTCATTGATTTGAATCATTACATATTTAGAGTTCATTTGGAATTCTCCATCACTTGTACCTATTTTCTTAGCAATGAAGCTATTTTCATTTGGATTCATAGTACAATTTGTAAATTTCTCAATTACAACTGGATTAGAATCGTTATCAAAGAAATCTCTTACTAACACATCGAATGTACCATTGCTGAAAGAAATGTTTGCAATTGAAATTTTAACTTCAGTGTTTGCTGCATCACCATCAGATATTGTAATAAACTTAAATAAGTTGAATACTTTATTACCTCTTAATTCGGAAACAACCCAAGGAGATTGTGGTGATTGATATTGTTCCATATACCAACCAATAGAAGTTGAATCACCATTTCTCGATTCAGGTAATGCTGTCAAATCACAACTGATACCTCTGATGTATCCTTTTCTGTAACCATAGTTTAATAAAGTTTGGAATCTTTCTTCTAAGAATAAAGGAACAACTGTTCTTGGTTTTGCAAAGTTAGAATACCCAAATACTTTTCCTATGTAATTTACATTAGAATTTGAGAATGAAGTCTCAAAGAAATATGTGTCACCATCTTTACTTGTAACGTTTACACCAAACGTTGAGAAAGGATTTTTGGTGACTGCCGAGTATGAACCTGAACAATCAAGTGTTACATCATTTAAGTCATTAACCTCGTAAACAGCACCATTATCATTACTATATGTTGCAATACCTCTTGAACGAAGTGTAGCGATAACCAAGTCATCATAATTTGTGTAAGAATTACCCGTGTAAACATAAATTTCACCAGTAACCTGACCAGTGTAACAATAAGTTGTTGTACCTGATTGTATTGTACCAATGTTACCACCCGAACAAACATTACAAGGGTCGTTTATTGTAACATTTACAGTCCAAGCCGAAGTAGCTGTCAAATCATCAGATACAATTGTATAAGATTTAGTTAATGCACTGAAATTTACATTATT